TCTCATGCTCGGTGGAGAGCCGAGCTTCCGATGGGCATAATCAATCTCGGGAAGATCAACGGGCAGGATTTCAAGGCCATCGTCACTCTTCCGGGCTGGCAGGCGGATAAGGTTTGGGAGCGGGGCGAGGGGGTCTCGGCGACCGATCTCATCAAAGCCTATAAGGCCTCGGTATGGGCCTATGCCTGCATCACCATCCGGGCCGATGCCATTGCAGGTGTTGAATGGGAGATCGTGCCTGAGACCGATGAGAAGAGTCCGCTTCCAACGACACACCCTGCGGTACAAACCTTGAAGGAAGTCAATCCCGAGATGAATGGGAACGATCTGATGCGAGCGACCGAATCGGATCTCGACATCTTCGGGGTCGCTTATTGGCTGAAGGCCCGAGGGCGGGCCACTCAGAGGATCAAGGCCCTGATGCGGCTCAATCCCTCGACCATCAAGCTGGAAGCAGACAGTGAGGGTATCAAGGGATTCACTCAGAGGCTCCCTGGCAGAGCTTCCGCGGAGCGGACATTCCCGCGAGAAGATGTGATGTACTTTCGGGAATACGATCCCTTCAATGATCTGGGGGGACTCTCAAAACTCTCGGTGGCGATGGCGGCTGTGAACGCCGGCGTGAACGCCGCGGAATACACAGCGGCCTTCTTCAAGAACTATGCGATCCCCCCGATTGTGTTCTCGTCCGATCAGTCCATTGACGAATCCACCTTGGATAAGATTGTGGCTGCATGGAAGCGCGCCTTCGGCAAGAAAGAGAATCAGCATCGAGCCGGTTTCACTACCCACGGCATGAAGCCGAACATCATCGGGTATCCCACCAAGGATCTGGCACTGGCCGAGATCCTGGCAGAGGTGCGCCGGGATGTATGCGCGGTGTTTCGGGTTCCGCCGGCGATTGCGGGGGCCTGGGAGGCCGCGAATTTTGCCGCCTCTCGAGAGCAGATGAAGGCTCTGATCATCAATGCGATTAAGCCTCGGGGCGAATATCTCAGCGGGGTGATTGAAGCGGAATACTTGGATGAATTCCAGCCCGGACTGCGGTTCAAATGGCGCTGGGATAAGCTGGAAGTCATGGCTGAGGACCAGCAGATTGAGGCCGAGAGACATGCTACTTTGGTCAGGGAGGGAATCGAGGATCCAGGGGCGGCGGCGGAAGAGTTAGAGGTTAAGCCCGCCAAGGAAAAGCCTCAACGAGAATTTCCGGTATTCGCCCAGCAGCCCCGATCCGGACCTCGGCAGAATGGCCGTGAGGATATGATGGGGGAGGAGATGCGGCAATGGGAACGCTTTGCCATCAATCGGATGAAGCGCGGCCAAGCACTTCGGGCTTTCACTACTGAATATATTCCTGCTACACTCAAGAAATCCATTGAAGGCCAGCTCGAAGCGGCCAAGACCGCGGCCGATGTAACCGAGATCATGCGAGCCGCTGAGGCCTGGAGAGGATACCCATGAAGAAATTGATCGCCGCACTCCTCGTTCTGATTGCGATTGCTCTCATCGGATTCCCGGCTCAGGCCGATCAGCCGATGCCGGAGTTCGCGCCGGGCCATATCTTGGTCCGCTTCAAACCGGGCCTACCGATTCAGGCCCGAGACGCCCACCTCAAACAGTTCGGGGCCTGGTATCAGTCGGAGATCCCCCAGATCGATGTCACGGTCGCGGGGGTCCTTGACGGCGAAGAGCTGACCGTCATCGATCAATTGGAAGGGACCGATCCCGTAGTCTATGCCGAGGTCGATGGATTGGTCTTCGCGGTGGAAACGATTCCGAATGATCCGCGCTGGCCCGAGCAGTACGGCCCGGTTCGGATCAAAGGACCTCAGGCTTGGGATCTCTCGACCGGTTCGGATGCCGTCATTATTTCCGTGATCGACACCGGGGTCGCCTGTAACCATGAGGATCTGGCTGGTAAGTGCGTGGCCGGGTTCGACTTCGTGAACAACGACCCCGATCCGGCCGACGATCACGGACACGGGACGCATGTGGCGGGCATCGCGGCGGCGAATACGAACAACGGTCTCGGCGTGGCTGGGATGTGTTGGCTCTGCAAAGTCCAGCCGGTCAAGGTACTCAATTCTGGCGGGAGCGGGACCTGGGAGGGCGTGGCGGCAGGCAATGTCTGGGCTGCCGACAACGGAGCGGATGTTATCAATATGAGCCTGGGCGGGTCGGGCTTCAGCCAGGTCATGAAAGATGCGGTGGACTACGCGTACGATAGGGGCGTACTGATCTTTGCGGCGGCCGGGAACTCAGGTGGCGAAGGGGTGCTCTATCCGGCTCGCTATGACAGCGTGATTGCGGTGGCGGCGACAGATGCGGCGGACAACCGCGCCTCGTTCAGCACGACCGGGCCAGAGGTCGAGCTGGCGGCCCCTGGGGTCTCCAATCTGAGCAGCGTGCCGACTGGCTCCTGCAGCTTGTGTGATCCTTCGGGTTATCGGTTCCTGTCCGGAACTTCGATGGCGACTCCGCATGCCGCGGGTACCGGAGGCTTGCTCTTGAGCTTCCGACCTGCGCTAACAAATGTCGAGGCCCGCCAGGTCTTACAGCTCACCGCGACTGACAAAGGCGAGGCCGGGCGTGACAAATTCTATGGGTTCGGCTTGGTCGATGCCTATGCCGCGCTGACGTTCGGAGGAGAATTCCCAACACCTACCCCGACGCTGGAGCCGACCGAAACACCGATCCCTACGGAGACTCCAATCCCGACGTTGACCCCGACTCGCCAACCGGGTACCGCGGTCTGCGGCAAGATCACCGGCGGCGCGACATGGACGGCTTCGGGATCACCGTTCTATCTGACCTGCAATGTGGACATCAAGGGCGGTTTAACAGCGATCAAGGTGGAAATCCAGCTCCGCGGCTATTCGCTGACCGCGACCGGGACGTATTTCCAGGGCGTTCGGATGATTCCGTAGAATGGCTCACCCTGCCTTGGAGGCCCGTGATCGTGCTCAACTGGTGTGGCCTGGGGCCATAATCGCTGAACGTCGCCGCAATTCCATCGAGCATCAGCATCCAACTGAACTCAACAAGTTCATGCTGGATCTGAGTATTGGCCCAATGCACTTTGGGGTTGCTGAAGATCAAGAGATCAATTCGGCTTGGCAGCCAGGAATCGCGCCTTGGGACTTCCAGATGGTGCAGGCGGGCTACAACGCCGTCGCGCTCTCTAACTTCTCCTCCGGGCAGATCGTCAAGTACGTCCACCCCGGGAGCGGAGAGAGCATCGCCTTCCAACCCCAGCAGCTCCAGTACACCAATGATCTAAATCAGATCCAGGCGATAGCCAATCCGCAGTCGGTGAACGCGGTCATCCAGGTTGAGGATGTCCTGTTCTGGCAGGGCGCCTACGGGCCGGGGATGGACATCCGCTGGCAGGCGCAAACCGCCAGGCTGGATAAGCGTTTGATCGTGGATCAGGCCTCGCGGTTTCCCGCACCGGAGCAGTTCATCGTCGACGGAGGCAATCCGGTGCTGCGGCTGCAGTTCATCTTTGCAGTGTCGAATGGAATAGACATCTTCGTGAATGGGGTGTTGTGGACACGCCAGCCGAACAGCATAAGGGATACGCAGACCTATGTGGAATTCAGGTTGCAGGGGACGGGTGAGGTCCTGTGGAGCTTCAACTTGCCGCGGTCCTTCGGCGCGCCGGTCGAGGATCAGGACCCGGATGAGTTGATCGGGACCTTCAGGTTGCGGAGGACCGGCCCCAATCTGTTCGTTGAGCACCGAATCCCCATTGCATGGCTTCAGGCTGCTGACTATCCTATTGAGATCGACACGACGATTGACGAGCAGGTGGGAGCGAGCAGCGACGATGCTATTCAGTTTACAGATGATACGGTGATTATAGACGGAACCAACATGCTTACCGACGACACAGTCGAGCATATCGGTCTGCGCTGGACGACGGTAGGAATTCCTAGCGATGCCACAATCGACTCAGCATGGATGAGCGTGTTTATTAGTTTCTCGGGCTTTGATGAGCCACAGCATCGTTTACGGGGTGAACTGGCCGCCAATCCGGCAACCTTCACAACCGATAGCAATAGCATCGATTCTCGTTCGCGGACTACTGCTACTGTGAATTGGGATTCAACTAATTTGGGAGCTGCAACAGGTGATGAATTCCAATGGGGGGCACCCAATGGTAGCCCAACATCAGGGGCTGACATCGGGGCCATCATTCAGGAGATTGTAGACCAGGGGGGATGGATACAAGACAATGCCCTGGTGCTGATCTATGAGCAACATACACTTGACGGCGCTCGGGATCTGAGCATCTACACATATGATTGGTCAACATCCTTGGCCGCCAAGCTCCACATCGAATACACTGCAGCCGCTGCCGGAAATCCTTGGTACGCTTATGCCCAACAATAGGACGAGTCATGCCTGATTTGTGGATGGATGTTGATGCCGCGCTTTCTGAAGTTCCAGTCAACATCATGCCGTTATTGGATGACACGGATTTCAAGACTCGGGAGACAGGAATCACTTTTGATCAGGCAGGCATGGATCTGGTCTGGAACTTCGTAACTACCGGCGGAGCGTTCACCCAAACTGCCGTGACTCCGACCTCTGCAGGAAACTATGATTGGACAAACCAAGGCGATGGGATGTATACGATTGAGATCCCGGCCTCTGGTGGTGCCTCAATCAATAACGATACGGAGGGTTTCGGATGGTTTACCGGTTTTGCGACCGGCATTCTTCCTTGGAGAGGTCCCGTAATCGGATTCCGGGCCGCGGCGCTGAACAATTCGCTGATTGATGGAGCAACGATTGATGTGAATGTCACCGCGATGGCCGCCAGTGTGGTTACGGCGGCAGCCATTGCCACAGATGCTATAGACAGTGATGCGCTCGCTGCATCAGCACTCTCGGAGATCAAGACTCAAATCACGGACGCGCTCAATGTTGATACTTACGCTGAGCCAGGCCAGGAGGCCCCGCCCGCGACTACAACCTTGGTTAAGAAGATCGGCTACCTCTATAAGGCGTTCAGGAACCGGATCACCCAGACTTCCACGACGCTCAGTTTGTTCGCGGATAATGCGTCTACGGTTGACCAAAAGGCGACAGTTTCAGATGATGCGACGACCTATGATCGAGGCGAACTCGCGTCAGGACCGTAAATGCCTGATCTTGACAATCGCTCCAAACGAGCCTCATCCGTGCAGATCATGATGACGGCGATCATGGCGCCTCCGCTTCCCGATGGAACGATCTCACAGGCAGATCGCCAGCACATCGCCTGGACCTATTCGGGGATCCTCGCGGCACAGTTGGCGGCCGGCCAGCCTTTCATGAAGCGGACCCAAGGCATCCCTACCGGGCCAGGGAGCCGGGACCGCCCAGGGAGATGGAACTGATGATGGTGACGACTAAAGAACTCAAGATCGGCCAGGTATACCTGATCCATCACAAGCGAAAAGGAACCTTTGTTGCCCAGCTAATCGGCATTCAACAGGCATCCGCAGACGATGAGGCAGATGACATTTTCCTCAAGGTCAAGTACGATGTTCGGCAGGGGACCGCGCAGGCCAATCTGGCGATCAGTCCGAAAGATCGAGTGCGGGTAAGTGGTTTACGGCCCTCCCTCATAACGAGTATGGAACCAACCGAGGAGCAAAACTGGTTAAGGGAGGTCAAAGTGCCTGAAGAAATACAATCCAAGCCTAATAAGAATCTCAGGAGTAAGCTGCGAGATCTATTCGGAAAGGAAGATGAGTAAATGGCAGATTGGCCTGTAAAAAAGAACGCGGCGTTCACAGTCACTTTCCCGATTTATGACAATGACGGGGATTTGGTGAGTTCTGCCGCAGCTCTGGATTCAGAAGTAGACAAGGATGCCGGTGGCTTTATCGATGCCACGAACGAGGCGACGGAGGTCGGGGCAAGCGGCATCTACAAGCTGCTCCTGACTTCCACAGAAGCGAACGCCGACATCGTAACCACGATCACCAAGACCACGACCACCGATGCCAAGACTGCGGTCAATGTGATGTACACCGCAACCCGGCAGCTGCTGGATCTGGCCTTCCCGACCACTACGGGTCGATCAATCGATGTGACGGCTGCCGGGGAAGTAGGACTGGATCTCGACAATACGTCGGGAGCTTTGGGTACGTCGAACTATGATGCCTTCTTCTTGACTGCCGGTCTGTTAGCCACAGACGCGGTCACGGCAGCCAAGATTGCCGCGGATGCGATCGGAGCCTCAGAGATCGCGAATGGTGCCATTGATGCTGCGACATTCGCAGCAGGCGCGATCGATGCGGCGGCTATCGCGAACTCGGCTATCGATGCGGCCACCTTCGCGGCTGGAGCGATTGACGCGTCGGCGATCGCCTCTTTTGCTATCACGGCCGCGAAGATCGGAACGGACGCGATTACGTCAGATAAGATCGCGGCCAATGCCATCGGAGCCTCCGAAATCGCGGATGGGGCAATTGATGCCGGAGCAATTGCGGCAGATGCCATCACCTCAGCCAAGATCGCGGACTTTGCCATCCTCGCCATTAACCTAGGGACGGATGCAATCACGGCAGACAAGGTGGCGGCTGACACGATCGCCGCGTCAGAATTGGCAACCTCGGCCGTTCAGGAGATCAGAGATTCAATCCTGAGTGACAGCACGCCGTTCTTGGGTGCCAGCATCGCGGCCATTCTCACCGATACCACTGAAATTGGAGTGGCCGGCGCGGGTCTCACTGCTGTCCCGTGGAATGCGGCTTGGGATGCGGAGGTCGAGAGTGAAGTCAACGACGCGCTGGATACCGCGATTGCCGAACTCTCTCAGGCAATCCCAACCGCTACGCCGACCGTCCGGACTGCCTTGATGCTGCTCTATATGGCACTCAGGAACCGGTTAGACATCGACACTACCGGGGCTTCCGACTTCAAGGAGATCTACAACGACGCCGGAACGGTGATCACCAAAAAGACCCTCACCGATGACGGTGCGACTTACTCTGAAGCCGAAATGATCTCTGGTCCGTAATGGCTCTGGATACTGCCGAAAAACGAGCCTCAGTCGTTTCTCTGGCTTATGCAGCTCCTCCTACTGTCACTCCGAACGCGACCCATGACAGTGAGTGGCGGCAGGAGGCCGGCTGGGGATATTCCGGAATCAGTGTGACGGCGGTCGGGGGCCAGCCGGTCATGATCCGGATGCAGGGGATCCCGACCATGCCCGGCTATCGGGACCGCCCAGGAAAGTGGAATTGATGTGGCGCTTGATACCGCTGAAAAACGCGCTTCCGCGGTCTCGCTCAATCCAGGGGCACCTTCTTCGGTCACGCCTAATGCGATCCATGATCGAGAATGGCGACAGGAAAGCGGCTGGGGCTATAGCGGCGTTACGATCGGAGCCGGGTTTGCGATTGGAGATGTCTCTGTTGCGGACCTGGCGTATTACGATGTCGTTCTTTCAGACCAGCTCCTCTACCATGACGTGACGCTCATGGATGATGTTCGTTTCGATGTCGTCGTTTCGGATACCCTTCGATGAGCAATGTTTACGATGTGGGCGACGGCATCCGCCTGACGGCCAATTTCACCGTCAATGATGTGGCGACCAATCCATCCAGCGTCGTGCTGAAAGTCACTGATCCGGGCGGTAACGCAGGAACCTCCGCACCCTCCAATAGCGGGACTGGTGCCTATTTCAAGGACATCGTTGTGGATGAGGAAGGTATCTGGTATCACCGCTGGGTTGGGACTGGAGCTGTCGTGGCAGCCGCAGAGGGACATCTGTTCGTGCGGCGAAAGATCACGGTATGAGCGAGAAGGATTTCTGGATCCTCATTCGGCGGGCGCTTCTGATGATGGTACATGCTATAGAAAAGAAGTATGATTTAACCGAGTCCTAATCCTAGCCGCACCTGTAGGGGTCCCGCCTATCCGAGCCGCCGCATCTGCGCCCGCTCCAGAGTGGAGTGGGCGTTTCATTTGTGGCCGAACTCAACGACCGGATGGATTGGGAGGGAGATCTTGCCAGGGAGCTGGGGAAGATTGAGCGGGCTCATTTAGGGCGATTGCTTGAAGAACTGGGCGATCCACCGGACATTAATAACGTGCCTGCTTCCTTCTGGACAGAAACGGGAGAGGAGTTACAAGCGGCCCTCAGCCGCAACTTTCAGGGCATCTACACCGCAGCGGCCCAACAGATACTCGATGCTCAACCTATTGGAGTGGATTGGGGGATTGTCAATCAGAACGCGATCAATTGGGCTAGACGATATAGCTTCGATCTCGTCCAGGGAATCACCGAGACGACCCGGAGGGCCGTATCCGATGCCGTAGCCGCCTTCTTCGAACAGCAGCAGACGATCGGGGATTTGAGGGCGGCGCTCTCCGAACTCTACGGGCCGGTGAGAGCAGATCTGATCGCCTCAACCGAAGTGACTCGGGCGGCCGTGCAAGGAGAATTGAGTGTCATTAATGAGCTGGCATCGCAGGGCGTAGAGATGGTAGCCATCTGGAGGACTTCTGAGGATGAGTTGGTTTGTCCTCTCTGCGGTCCTTTAGCGGATAAAGAAGAGGGGGACGGATGGAATGAACCTCCCCCCAGGCATCCGAGATGCAGATGCTGGCTATCACATGAGTTTGTAGGAGTGGCCATTGGCTGAAGTAGGAATTCACATTGAGGGATTGCCTAAGCTGCGAAAGATCATGCAGAAGATCGGATCCTTGCAGCCGGTGAAGGTGGGGCTTCGAAGTGGAGCGATCCATGTGAAAGGGAAGATTGCGAAGTACCCGCCTGTCTCACGGCGCCCCCAGCCCTTCGTGTCTGATCTGCAGCGGAGAGGGTTTTTCGCCAAGCTCAAATCTGGTCAGATCCAGGTGCCCTATCGGCGGGGCATCTCTCCGAATTCAGAACGGCTTGGAGGGAGCTGGACAGTTGAAGAACGGAGCGGAGGACTGCAACAGGTGGTGGGAAGCGATACCTCCTATGGTCCTCTGGTACAGGATCGATCCAAACAGACCCGCTATCATCGGGACACAGGCTGGAAGACGACTGAGGATGTGAGTGAGCGGGAAGCCAAAGAAGTGATCCGCATCGTGAAAGAAGTCGTGGACGCGGCGCTGGAAGGAAAGTAATGCCTGAGCCTGGAGCCAATGAGAGCCAAGATGAATTCATGGCTCGATGCGTTCCCATGATGGTGGACGAGGGGAACGAGCAAGATCAGGCCGTAGCGATCTGCATGAGCAAGTGGAGGGAGGGTAAGAGTTTGAGAAAACCGGGGCCGGTCACGATCAAATCGAGCACCGATACTGAAGCCATCATCGCCGGCTATGGCGTGGTCTTTGGAGGGAAGGATCTCGAAGGGGATACCTTCACCGCGGAGACCGATCTGGAACTGACCTATGTTCCGGTCAAGGCCATGTTCTACGACCATACGCTGAACGAGAAAGTGACCGGGGCGGTGGGCTCGGTGAAGATCGAGGAAGCCGACGAGGTGGGAGTCTGGATCGAAGCGCAGCTGGACCGTTCCAAAGCCTATGTCAACGCGGTGCTGGAATTGGTCGGGCAGGGTGTGATCGGGCTCTCGAGCGGGACCGCTTCCCATCTCGCACGACGCAACGGTGGAAAAATCCTGCGCTGGCCGGTGGTGGAATACTCACTCACCCCGACACCGGCTGAACCGCGCACCATCGGGGTGACGCAGCTCAAATCGCTGTTTGACGCGGCTGGGCTAACTTTGCCAGAGACGTTCAATGAGGCCGAAGAGGCGAACGTAGGCAAGAAGATCGGCGGCGTGACAGAATCCAAAACGAAAGAGGTAAAGATAATGGCTGAAGAGAAGTTGAAGGTGGAGACCCCTGGGGTCGATGCCGATGCTATCGCTGCCAAAGTAGTCGCCATTCTCGGCGCCCAACAGGAAGCGAAGGCTGCCGAGGAAGCCAAGTTCCAGACCCGCTTGGCTGAGGAAAAGAAGAAATGGGAAGCTGATACTCCGGCCTGGAGGGGCGGCTTCAACACGATGCGGGTTGCTGAACCGGGGAGCGATGATGGTGGGGTGAAGGCGTACTTCCACATGCTTCGCACCAAGGACAACAAGCCGTATCAGAAGGTCTACGCAGAAGCGGCGAAGCTCCAGCTATCGATGAACGATGACATCCCGGAAGTCAAGGCCGCACTGCAGGGTCAGACCGATGGGGAAGGCGGCTTCCTGGTCCCGGATGATTTCTTCAATCAGGTCGTCGCCAAGCGGGACGACATGAGCGTCATCCGGCGGGCGGGTGCGACGGTGATCCAGACCTCGCTCGATCGGGTGTTGATCCCAACCGAGGGCACCTCGATGGCTAAGTTTGCCATCACGGCCGAAGAGGCGGCAGTGAATGAGGACGAGCCGACCTTCGGGCAGGTCGTGGCGACGGTTCACAAGGCGACCAAGCTGGTGAAGATCTCCGAGGAGCTGTTGGGCGACGAGAAGGCCAATCTGGGGCCGTTCTTGACCAATGCCTTCTCCAGGGCCGAAGCCGAGTGGGAGAATTACTACTTCGTTTCGGTTGGCACAGGAACCTCTCAGCCGAAGGCGGCCTTGATCGAATCGGGGCTGGGGGTAACCGCGGCGGGCACCAATGCCATCACCGCCGCGAACGTGAATTCGCTGATCTACTCGCTGGGGGCGTCCTATGCCTCCAGTCCGTCCGTGGCGATCGTCGCCAAGCGAGCGACTCAGGGTTCGATCTTCGCCCTGACCGGCAATCCATTCCTGTTCCAAGGAACGCCGGCTGGCAGCGCGGTTGGGGGAAGCGATCAGTTCACCCGCCGAATCGACGGCGTGCCGTTCTACTCGGATGAGACCATGCCTGCCATGACCACGGGCTTGAAGCCGCTCCTGATCGGCGACTTCAGCTACTACTTCGTGGTGGAGCGCATGGGCCTGATCATCCAGCGGCTGGATGAGCTCTATGCTGGCAACGGACAGGTTGGGCTCTTGGCGAAGTTCCGCCGAGGTGGAATGCCCGGCCAGGCCGAAGCGTTCAAGCACCTGATCCTGAGTTAGGAGGTTGACATGGCCCATCTAATCACGTCAGATGCGAAGTTCAAGGTGGCCGGAGTTGCCAACCTCTCGACCTCGGGGGGCTGGACTCCAGTGGAGGTGGACGCGTCTGGTTTTGATCGAGCGTGTTTCGTCGTCCAAAGAGGCACTCAGACGGGGGGAACCAAGAACACCCTCCGGACCAGTCTCTACCATGCCGGTACGTCTGGAGGGACTTATGCACTCGCCTCCGGCACTCTCGGGACGATGGCGAATACCACCTCGAACAAAGCCTATCAGTTGGAGTTTGCCGTCACTGCCGCCAAGCCGTTCTTGAAGCTGTATGGGACGGGAGGCGGAACCGGGACCGCAACGATGGCTTGTGCGGCTGTGGCTGTTCTGTATCGGGGGTCGCGAGCACTTCCTCCGACACAGGATGTCACGGTGGCGCTCGCTTAATCTTAACGGGGAGACGGTCGAGCAAGTCTTCGGCCGTCTCCCCCAGGAGCATCCTATGCCAAAAGTCAAGGCTAAAGTCGGAATCCAGGGCAATGGCTGGGCCATCGACGCCGGGGAAATTCAGGAATGGGGCGAGGACCGGGCTGCTCTGTTCTTGAGATCCGGCGATGTAGAGCTTGTCGATGGACCGAAGGTCGAAGTATCTACTGAGAAAGTTGTCAAGAAACTAGCTGCTCGGAAGAAATGACCTATACCTCGGCCGTGCTGATCAAGGCATATCTCGGTCCTCTGGGAACGGGTGACGATGCCTTGCTCGATGAGCTCGGCGACCGAGCCCAGAAGATCGTGGAAACCTACACTCAGCGGGTCTTCGAAGGAACAGGAACCTCCTCACGGAAGTTCGATGCGGTGGCCGACGTGGATGATCGGACTCTGTTCTTTGATGAGGATGTGGTCTCCATTACTTCGATCACCAATCGAGCGGACGCGGACTCTGGGACGGAGGCCATCACCTCGGCGCATTATGTGACGATTCCGAGAAACAAAACACCGTACTTCGGAATCAAGCTTCTAGCCTCCGCGAACAAGGAGTGGGATTACCAGGACGATCCCGAAATGGGGATCACCGTGGTGGCGAACTTTCGCTACTCCGTCACGCCCCCGGAGGATGTGGTGCAGGCCACGACCCGGCTGGCGGCCTTTCTCTATCGACAGAAGGACTCAAATGCCGATTTGGATCGGCCGCTCCTGACCGGAGACGGGGTAACGATCATGCCCTCCAGTTTGCCGCATGACGTGCGGCAGATCCTCGATCCGTACCGCAAGAGGTTTGTGAAGGCGGCATGACCCTCACCAGCTACAACACCTTCATCAACAATCTGGCGGATCTGGCAGTAACGGGAGTTCAACGGAAATTGGACGGCCCGCCGACGAGAGGGGATACCGCGGATCTTCCGCTCTCCTTTCCGAGGGCGGTGGAGGGCACGGAAGGGCCTCTCACCGTAGAGACTTCCGGGGGCTGGCCGACCTTCCGAGGACAGCTGGTGATTCTGGTAGAACCGATCGGCCAAGGAACGGTGCCTTTGAACCATGCGGCGGTGGTGGATCTGATCGACGCCCTCTCTACGGCACTCCGAGCGATCACGCCCATCCATGCCAAAGCTCTGGGCCGGGGACCGATTTCTTGGACTGTAGCGTTATCCTCAAATGAGGTCGTCGGCGAACAGCAGTATTGGGCGCTGGTGACAACGGTGGAGGGACATGGCTAATCAACGGTTTCGCGTGTTGGCTGGATACCTCGC